GGTGACGTCCACTTCAGTTTGGTGTTGACAACTGTCGCCTGTCCTGATAGTTCAAGGTGCTTCTCATCGAGCACCCTGATCTCATTAGAGACCAGAGGCTGTTTAATCAGCGCCTTTCTGAGGGCCGCATAACCGTCGATTGAATTGACGGGCACGCGTGGCTCAGCAACATAGGCCATAACCAATGGCCTCTGCTGATCGCCATGCATCTTATGGACAGTATAACGTCCATCATGATGCCACCGGCCGAGGGCTGGACTACCCTTTTTAACATAAGGATAGTACTTGAGCACGCGCTTAGCGCGTGCATCTAACCATGCCACTGTCGAATCCCAACCGCCTACTTCAAAAAGTAGGTTTCGGAAAGCAACAAAGGAGGCTACAGCCGAACCATCACGATGTGATTCAATCGGATCGTGCTTAAGACGAACTACATTGACAGGGAAACCGTCATAATAGTCGCCGCCACATGACTCTCTGAACTTTCCAGTCCAGAAGGACTTGTTCCGATTCACTACAGCCCCAAAGGCTTCAAGTGTCTGAATCACACTCTTCACATATTCCACGGGGACAAGAATATCGTCCCCATAGATACGCACTGACCCATACAAGGATTGAACATCTTGCTGGGTTAATGGGCGATTGAGGGCCTTCTCTATACCGAGAAAAACGAGGGTGCAAAACACCATCGACTCGATAGGGAAAGTTAGCCCTGAACCCATAGACGCGTACTTGGCCAAGCGGATTACACCCGTACCAGGTACATCAGCTGTCCGACTTCGAACAACCTGCACTGCCTCCCCCAAATGGGGGTGGTTAGCAAACAGTTCAAGAACAAGCTGGTTAGAAACACGATCTGAGGCTTCCTTTAAATCAAGGGTAGCCAGCCGCCCATCACGGGAGGCACTTCTGGCCAAGAGGCGGTTATGCTCTTGACTGTCGAAGCAGATCAGGTTCCGCGCATTCTCATCGCGACGGAATTCCTCTCGCATCATATCCATGATACCGAGCTGCACATACATATTTGATGTGGGCTCCATGGCGATAATGCGTGGTGCTTTTAGCGTTTTAGCCACATGAGTAACCTTAACGGGTCGCTCACGGGCGGGTTCGCGTTCATCCACATGGTCTTTGATGACTTTAAATTCATCATGAGATACGGAAACTGTCTCCTCGTAAGGGAACAACCCCTGTAGCCTGGAAGTCCACTCTTGTAGAGTGAACTTCTGATTGCCAAATAGGCGATCAGCAGACTTGCCAGGACCATGCCGTGGGATCAGTTCTCGGTCGTAGATTCTACGATCGAGACAGGAATTGACTCGTCTCCAGAGGAGACGAGCCATACGCCCGTAGTCCATGAGATCCACAGAGCTACGAGCGCGATCACCACGACGGATGTCTGACTCACACTCGACGTACGCCGAATACGCGGCCTGGATTCGTTCATTAGAACACTCCTTTTTGATTTTACCAAACGCCATAGTTACTTGGCGTACGGATTGAATCGCCGCAACATTGGGTACTTCGAGCAATTGCCCACTCCACCGGTCGAAGACCAGGTCCAATAACCCACCTAGAAAAATAGGGAGTTTACCTCGTTTGCGGAAACCCGCAAACAAGGAGGGACCGACTGCTTCTTCAGCCAACGCTTTTTGGAAGTCGTTGGCGAAGGCAGGCAGGGTTATCGTGAGAAACGATTCCCCCTCGGCTTCGAACCGAACCAAGGCCGTTTTAAAGTCTTGGCTGGTGCTAGTGTCACACCGACTGCCCGCATCCGCGAGCAGTCTCTGCAGAAGCAACATCAGGCTTTTCATCAATTCCTCCTATGGGGGTAGTTGATTCCGTAGCCATGACGTTGGTAAGGGGAGCCGGCCTTTTAGGCTAGCTCTCCCCGCCGATGATCTTGATCAGAAGGGCGTCAGTTGACGCGGTGAGGGCGGCAATAAGCCCCTTCACAACATCCTTCTGCTCAGTGACGGTCAGACCCACAAGTGGTGCATCGATGTTGACAAAAGCCGACATCGATGCTTCGCGGTTTACCCCTGCAAGCAGGGGGTCAGCCGCAATCTTCGAAAAGTCCAAGCGCACCGAACGGCGCACTCGGGTCTTATTCGGAGAGTGGGTAACCTTCAGGGCAACCGTACGGTCGTCTTTAGTAAAGACGCCGTGGTTGTCTCCCGAACCAGTACGGGGTAGCGAATTTGCTACCCCGCCAATGGTGACGGACTGAGGATCGGCAATTGCCATGGCATTACTCCTTGCAGTTCATTATTGAATTGTATATTCAATTGTGGATGCTACACTCGAGAAATCCCGAGAGCAGCGAGGATAGCCCATTGGTCAACAGAAAAGTCTGACGGGTTTAGGCCAAACCCAAAGGGTGATGCTTTCCCGCGTTGTTTAATGACGCGAGAATTAGTTTGTGTGAAAGGCTCCCGTGGTGAACGGGGCTTCCATACAAAAGTGGCGCTCCCGGTTGGAGCCGCGTAGTAAAGGCCTTGAGGCCAAACTACCGTAGTTTCGATGCTAGTTGTACGCATCAAATAGCCATATTGCATCACAAGGTCGTCCGAGAGTAGCGCCGAAGCATTGCTTACGGCGTCGCCAAAGTTGACGAACCAATCGGCCAACCATGTCCAAGGCGTGAGATTATATAAAATCTCAGGATCAAGTCTAGTCCCCAAAAGGAGATTAGCCTTCTCTTCTAAAAGAGAAAGCTCCTCAAGTGCTTTTGGCACTGACCGGTGATAAAACCGGAAACCACCTGAAAACCAAGTTTTCACGGTGGTTTGGTTGACTTGTTCCGGCGCCTGACCAGACGGTGCAAAGGATATATTATCCTGTGGTATCGCACCCCATGGCGTTCCCGCCAGGGGTAGATACGACGAACTACCAGGAGCAAAGCTCAAGGTATTGTTCGTCGTGATCTGGTCTGGAAAGTGGTACCTCCTCCTCACCAGTCGGTCGATATCCCGTTCGTATTGTTCAATACGACGGCGACTTTCTGGTATGAGTTCGAGCAATTTGATCAAGTCCCGCACAAGCGGGGCCCAACCAAACTGAATGTTTAGATACTCTTTGCCGCCTTGACGAAAAACGTCGCGGACGGTTTTAGAACGACTCATAAGCGAGCCGATAATGGTAGGAATACCTTCTCGGCGCAGCTCCCCAACCAGGACAGGAATGTCCAGGGCGGGTTTATTGGGTCGTGCGGACCTAATGGCCCGCGCTCCTTGCATCCAGAGCTCTTGCTCAGCATTACTGAGCTGCAAGTCCGTATAAAACGGACTAACCGCAGTAAAGGACCCACCCAAAAGGGCAGGTCCTTTGTGGTTATACGAGTAGAGAGGTCTAGTAGACCCCCTCTGTCCCGAAAGCGAGTGATCGCTTAAGTTCGAGAATACTCGATTGCGCTCAGTGATGAAAGCAGCACCCCAGTCGTGATGTGTAAACACATGATGTGGTTTAACGCGGGCCCGTGCATATTGCGCAAGCGCAACCTGCACTAATGGCCAGCCTGTCCACGTCGACCGGGTTTGCTGAGACTCCACAAATCGTGTAGTCTGGAGATTGGCACCCCCTACGGGGGTGCTATAACTACCACTGATCAGCGCTGTTGTGAAACGGCGCTTCACTTCCATGGTTTCCCTTTCTGCAGATGGGTTTAGGGTGTGTTACACCCGTGCCCAAGACACAAGTGCCTGTGGTGCCCCGAAG